TTAACCCGGACGGCAGCGTGACACACGTCGAGTCTCCCTCCGTATGGAGGGAATAAATTGAAATTTCAAATAGTCCGCATAGATCGGATTCCGGCAACCCTGCTGCGCCACAAACTTGTCCAGCTTGGCACTGTACTCCATCTGCTGCATCTGATTCTGTGCAGCCTCGTACTTCTTCTGCCAGTCGGCAGCGGACTGCTTGATGCCGTCAATATCCATTTCGGTGTACGACTGGATTTTGCTGTTCGCATCGTTCAGCTGCCCTGTGACAGCATCCAACTTTGCCTGCAGTGCGTTGTAGTCCTCTTCGCTGTAGGTCTTTGCCTGCGGCTCCGGCGCCTGCTCCTGCTGCTGTGTCGGCTCGTTTTTGGTTTCGTCTTCCATGTTCTTTCATTCCTTTCTGAAAATGGGTATAAAAATAGCACCTGATTGCTCAGATGCTGATTTTTCAATATAAGAACGCCGTACCCGTGTGAGTTGACAAGGGAAACGTAAAAAGGTTGAAAAGGGTGGAAAAGGGTGGAATTGAATTGGAAGGGGTAAAAAGCGGCGAAAATGCGTGATGTTTTGGGTGGAATGAGATAGAAACAGAAAAGTGAACGAAAATTGAAGTGTCAAAAAAATCGCTCGGAAAATGAGGATGTCCTCTGTTTTCCGGGCGATTTCGTTTTGGTGTTTAATTTTTGAGGGCAGCGTTTTACCGGCGTTTGAAAAGTGTTTGAAAGTGTTCAAAACGGCGGAAATACGCTGCTTTTTTGCTTTTGTGGTTTTGAACAGTTCGTTTTAGAAAAAACAAGCATCTTTAATCAAAAAATATTTTTAAGGATAGGAACATAGGAACTGGAACCAAATAGGTTTGGAACAAGTTCCTATCCCTTACTCATTTATCAGTGTTTTTTCTTCCAATTCTTTTAAGTGTTTAAGGTTTCCCTTTGTATAGAGAACCCCATTATAATGCTTTTCTTTTTTGCCGTTTCCAGTCCAGAAAGTATTCGCAAGTTCAAATGCAGCAAACATTGAATCAAAAAATTTTTCCCAATTGTTTGTTTTTGCTGTCTGAGTTTTTAGGCTTGCTATTTTCTTTTTCTTTTCGGTGTATGCACGATCAATAAATCCATTCACGTGACTTTCAAGGTTCTTTGTAATGTTTTTCAAAACATCTGAGGGCTTTTCCGGATGAAAAATATCATATTTCTCATAATCTTTCAAATTTAGTAAGCAATCAAATAAGAAATTCAATCTTCCAAAGAATACAGTTGGATTAGTTGTTCGATTGACAATGGTCTCACTTTCATGCACCTGTTTAAGCAAGTTGTTTATGTAATCGGCATCAAAAGCAGTCAATTTCTTTTTTCCAAACATCGATAATCAATCCTCCATTTTTCCTTTTTTATAACTTTCCTCGAAGTCATATATCATATTCAGAAGTTTGCTGCGTTCTTTTAGTGGAAGGCTTTTTAGGATTTTAGCCAGTTCTTTGGCGAGTTCATCCTCGCTTTCGCTTGAATTTTGGATATTTACTGTACCTGTTGAGTGCTCTCCCATCGCACCGATTGCTGAATTAGTGATATTTTGAACCGGGGCATCATTTCCATAAACCAAATAGTCAATAGAAACGCCAAAAAATTCAGAGATTTCAATAAGATATTTGCGGTACGAATTGCTCTTACCGGATTTCCAATCTGTAAATGCACTCTTTTTCAAGTGAAGATAATCTGTCAATTTCTTCTGGTCTTGCTCTCCAAGTAACTCAACAATTCTATCTAAAATGCTCAAAATTATAACTCCTTTTTTGTTCGTAACGCTGAAAATAAGATTTTTTCGTACTCTAATATTATAGTACGATATTTTCGGACTATAATATTAGCATACCAATACAACAGGGTATAAAAAGCCTTATGATAATTGTACCACAAAGTAAGGCAAAAGTAAATGAAAAGGAGGAAAAAATATGAGTGAAGAACAATATAAAAAAGTTATAGACGCTCTTGTTGATTTTGTGCTTAGAGTAGCCACAAAAAATGAAGCGACCACCGAAACAGAAATTGCGGTTCTGCCGGCAATCGCTTACATTCTTAGCCAAATTTAGAAATTAATCTCTGGAGAGATCCTGTTTTAGTGTTTCAAAAATCGACTTGTAAATTGCGTTGTAGAAAGCGGCAACTTGTTTACCATTTTCTTCGGTAGCAGAATATGAGGAGTTCGACATTTTTGAAACAACAATTTCTTTGGCTATGTCTGCTGCTTTTTCAGCAACATTCCAATCGTGCATTTTATTTCCCTCCTTTCCTGCTCCATTATAACACAATCCGGCAGGAAATACAACGGATTCGACAAGAATCGACAGGATATTATCACATTTTGAAAGGAGCGGTTTTCATGTTACCGAGAATTTTACACACCTATTACTGTGTTACCACGACCTATTCGCCTACTGGAAAAACTGTCCGTCTGACAACGGTGCAGACCGGCGACAAGCCCAACAGCAGCTATTGTCTGGACGGGAAGCAGAACATCTATCGGGACTATTTCACCCAGCGGCTGATCGCAGAGCAGTTCGCCAAAGCCATGGGAGGCGATACAGCGTGGACGTGACTGAAAATCCCACGGCTTTGCAGATCGCTGCCAGTGCAAGGTTTCACGGAACAGATGCGGCAAGCATCGGGTATCTGTATGACTGGTATGACGCTATCCCGGAGATGCTGGAAACCAAGGAAGCACTGAAACAACGTATTCTGAAAACCAACGGCGTACACAGGAAGGATGATGAAAAATGACCCCGAAGACATTCGGCAAACAGCTGCTGGAGATCCGCACTACGCTGGGACTGAGCCAGACGGAGGTTGCAGAGGCGGCAGAGGTATCCCAGAGCTATGTTTGTCAGCTGGAACAGGACAAGTTTGTGCCGAGCATCACGGTGGTGCTGCGGCTGGCAAAGGCACTGCGTGTGCCGGTGGAGCGTCTGCTCCCCACAGAACCGGAATCGAAAAAGCGGAGGTGTGCATCATGAAAATCAAAATCGGAACGGTGATCGAGAATCACCTGATCTATGCCATTTACGGCACGGAGCACTGCATTGCCAGACCGATCCTGCCGGACGGCGAATTCGTGGTCTGGCACATTGATGAGGACGGCAAGGGCGTGTGGGGCGGTTCGTATTTCTCCGATCAGATGGATGCAGAGTGGGAATATGCCAGCCGGTGCTTTCCGTGGTTTTCGGACAATGTGCTGTTTACCGCCAACGAGGACGATGACGAGGTGGAGGAAGCCGATGAAAAGACTGCATGAATGGGGCGGAACACCGTCCAGACGGTCACAAAAGCTGCGAAAAACCGTGCGGCGAATGAAGAACTGCGGCTGTACAGACTGGGCGATCCTCCACGAGATCCGCACCAGCGACTGTTCCAAAGCAGAGCAGGACAGGCTCCTGAAAGAGATGCATATGGAGGTGCATGTGCTGTGAAGGTGATCGAAGATGTGCAAGACAAGTACGGCAACTACTGCATCATTTTCAAAAGCACGAATCTCAGGCTGATCTACGACTGGCTGCACACGCACTACAGCGGAAACGGCTTCAAGTTTGCAATCGTAATTGACCTGAGTATCGACTATGACTATGAAGAGCCGACAGAAACGCTGGTCTACTTCCTGGACGAGATCACCGAAGAAGTGCTGGACTATGCCGGATTGAAGCTTACAAATGCAGATGCAACATAAAAGCCGAAACAGCGGCAGAGAGCCGCTGTCTGCCGGAACTGGTCTACCGGCACTGATGATGGCAGACCGGAAAGGAGGAGCTATGGACTACTTATCAGTAGAAGAAGCAGCAGTCTTGAAAAACTGTTCTGCAAGGTATATCCGAAAACAATGTAAAAACGGTGTTTTACCAGCGGTTCTCCGAGAGCATCCGCAGAACCATAAACCCTGTTATCAGATCCCGGTCTCCGCATTTCCGGAGCCGTTGCAGGCTAGGTACTATCAGCAAAAGCGGCAGGAAATGGGCATGATGCCCACGCCGATTTCGGCGGAAACGAAACCGCAGAAGCCGAAAAAGAGGGCAAAAGCCGTGCGGCAAATGACCATTGAGGACTGCACCGCACAGCAGCGGCAGGAGATCCAGATCTGGACAGCAATTCTGCTGGAATGGCACGCCGGACGCATCCAGTACAGCAAGAAAACCGACTATGACAAGCTGTATGTGGGCAAGTGTCAGCTGGAGCACCCAGACCTACAGGTTTCCACGGGGATCTTGTACCGCAAATGGAACGCCTATCAGGAGCATGATCTCGCCGGTATGCTGGGGATACGGGGCGGCTGGAACAAGCACAGCAGCGGTATTCCCCAGGTCGTGTGGGAGGCGTTTCTGTGGTTCTGGCTGGACGAGAATCAGCCAACTGTCCGAGCCAGCTATCGCAATGTGATCAGCTGGACAGAGGATTTCCACCCGGAGCTGGTGGCTTGTATCCCATCGGAGCGAAGCTTTCGGCGGCGAATCGACAACGATGTGGCAGAGGCAACGAAAATTCTGATGCGTGAGGGCGAAAAGGCGTTTTCTGACCGCTGTATGCCGTACATTATCCGAATGTATGACCAGCTGGAGCCGAATGACGTATGGATCGCCGACAACCACACACTGGATATTCAGTCTCTGGACGAACATGGCACCATTCACCGCCTGTATCTGACGGCATTTCTGGATGCCAAGTCCGGCGTGATCACCGGCTGGAATATTACGGAATCCCCGGATTCCCAGTCCACGATCCTGGCACTGCGGCACGGCATTCTGCGGTTCGGCATCCCGAAAGCGGTGTACTTCGACAACGGTCGGGAGTTTCTCACCCACGATGTGGGCGGAAAAGGACACCGTACCCGAAAATCTGATCAGGATGTCACAGAGCCGCCCACCATTTTACAGCGGCTGGGCATTGAAATGCACAACGCCATTGTACGAAATGCGAAAGCAAAGCCTATTGAACGAACCTTTTACACGGTCAAGAGCCAGTTTTCCAAATCGTTCAGCGGTTTCTGCGGCGGCACGATTCTGGAACGTCCGGAAAGCCTGAAACGGCGAATCAAGAACAAAGCCATACCGCAGGACTACGAGGTCAGAAGCCATCTGGAAACATGGATCGACGGCGAATACAACTTGCAGGAGTACGGCGGCTCTGAGGCAAAGTACCGGGGCATGAGCCGTCTGGATGTCTGGAACGAGGAGATCCGGTCGATCCGCAAGGCGGCGGACGCAGAGCTGAATCTCATGCTGATGCGATCCACCAGAACCCAGAAGATCAAGCGAAACGGCGTGTACATCACCTTTGCCGGGGAAAAGATCTGGTACATGAATCCGGAGGAAACCATTCTGCATCTGGGCGAGGAGGTCTATGTGCGGTATGACCCGGCAGATCTGAAAACTGTCCGGTTGTACAACACCCAAGACCAGTATCTGTTTACCTGGGAGCTGGCGGACATCCTGCTGATGGACTATCTGACCTCCAATCCGGAGGAGATCGCCAACGCAGAAATGATGATCCGCCGCACCAAGAAGTTTGTACGGGATCAGGTCAAGGGCATCACCGCCGATCTGACCAACGCACAGCGGATCGATTCCCTGGATGCCACGATCCGGAGAGCCGCCAAGGCAAAGGAAGAACGGTTCCAGATCCGGTATCCCAAGACCATCGAGCCGGTACGAGCCGGAGAAACGGAAGAAGAACACCGCATGGTTTCCGGCAGCGAAATGATCCCGGTCACCATCGACCTGAAAAAAATGCGGCAGAACGCCCAAAGACGAAAGGAAGAATAACACATGGAATACACAGAGCATCAACAGAGCCTGCTCCGCAAGCTGGAGCAGCTGCAAAAGGACGAAGGACTGAGCCTGTCTGCATTGTCTGCCCGTCTGGGCATCTCCAAGGGAGCACTCTCCCAGCTGTTTTCCGGCAGCTATCAGGCAAATCCGCAGAAGATGTTTGCGAAACTGGAAAGCTATTTCGGTGTCAAGGATCAGACCAGGCAGACCTATCAGGAATCCGGCTATGCAGATACCAGCATCTCCACGGAGATCTATGACATTATCGGTGTCTGCCAGATCAAGGGCGGTCTTGCCATTGCTGCCGGAGATGCCGGCATCGGAAAGACCAAGGCAGCACAGCACTTTGTGGCAGAGCACCCGAACAACAGCGTACTGATCACGCTGAATCCCTGTCTGACCAGCATCAAGTCCCTGCTGCGGCTGATCGCCGACCGCATCGGTGCTCCCATGGAACGCTCCAGAGATGCCCTGTGGTATTCCATCCGGCAAAAGCTGAGTGACGGCACGGTGCTGATCTTCGATGAATCCCAGCACCTGCCGCTGAAAACCATTGAGGTGCTGCGGAGCTTCTCTGATGATTTTGCCGATCACGGGCAGACGCTGGGCATCTGTTTCATCGGAAATCTGGAAACGGTGACACGCATCGGCAGCAAGAAGGCAGAGTTCGCACAGATCGCCAACCGCACCAAGCAGAAGAAGCTGTACACCCGTTCCAAGATCCAGCGTGAGGACATTGCCAAGCTGTTCCCCATGCTGAACGGACGGCAAAAGGAAATTGATTTTCTGTTCCGCATCGCCCAGACACCGCAGGCTATCCGTGGCGTGGTCAACCTGTTCTCCAATGCCTATGACAACGAGGATTACAGTTATGAGGGGCTGGTGGCAATGGCAAAGTACATGGATATGGAGGTCTGAGATGAAAAACGGCAAACGCCCCACCAAGGCACAGAAAAAGATCCTGGCGTTCTACGGATTCCATCCGGAGGACTGGCTGATCTCCAAGAACACCAGCACGGAGCTGGTCATTCTCCACCGGTACACAGAACGTACCAGACATATCCCGAAGCATCGGGATACAGAAATCACATAATCCCCCTGAGAGGAGAAACGCTCCTCTCGCCTAATGCAGCCAAGGACGGTGACAAGCCCGTGAAAATGCAGAGTCGGCAATCTATTTACAATTCTTTACAAACGGAGGTATTTCTTATGGCAAAAGCAAAACTGACACTGAAACAGGAGGCAGATATGCTCTCCGCCGTCAACCAGATCAAGGAACTGGAGGCAGCCGGCAAGCAGCTGAAAAAGCAGGCGGACGAGCTGCGTAGTCAGGTCAAGGCGATGATGGACAAGAAGCATCTGGAGGAAATGGACGTGGGCAATTTTACCGTGCGGTATACCACAGTGGTCAGCAGCCGGTTCGACAGCCGTGCATTTCAGGAGACCCACCAGGCACTCTATGACCAGTACTGCGTTGCATCGGAAAGCAAGCGGTTTACCATTTCGTGAGGTGCGGCGATGACGAAGGAACAATGGGAAACCGCAGAGCAGAACCTGCAATCATCTTACCGCATCGTAAAGCTACAGGCAGACGGCTACACGCTGTCTTTGCAGACACAGCGGTACAAGATGCAGCTGTGCATTGCGGTCTATGTTGACGGTAAAATTCAGGGAAAATGGCTGACGGAGGACTGTGAGATCCGCAGAAAGTTCTTCCAGAAGCACAAACACAGTATACTCACCCGAAAGGAGCAGGAAAAGCTGAAACGGGAACGGAAAGCCTTTCGGGAGGCGGTACTTTCCAACAGCGTTTACTACACCTATTCTCCCTACTGGAGTTCTTTCCGTTCTTTGAAACGGCATCTATGCCAGAACTGCACAGACATCGCGTTGTATGAGGAGGTGGAAGCATGAGAAAACCAACAGACACCGGAAACCGCTGCTTCGACCAATTCTGGGCAGCGTATCCCCGAAAGGTGGGCAAGGAGAAAGCCAGACGGGCATTCGAGAAGATCCAGCCCAGCGAGACGGAATTGCAGCAGATGCTGGCGGAGCTGGAACGGCAGCGGAAGGTCTACCACTGGGGCAAAGAGAACTGGAAGTTCATTCCGCATCCTGCCACATGGCTGAATCAGAGAAGATGGGAGGATGAGACCATTGCCGCAGAAGATGACATTCCCGACGATGACCCCTACGGGGCTTTCGTATACTGATCTGATGCAGATGCGTGTGGATGCGTACAATGCACAGCCCGGCACGCTGACCGGCTATGACTGCAAAACGTGCCGCAACAAGGGCATGATCGCAGAGATCCGGGACGGCTATGAGGTCATGTGCTTGTGCAGCTGTATGAAAACCAGAGACACCCTGCGGCGAATCCATGAATCCGGTCTGGAATCCCTGCTCCGCATCTGCACATTTCAGAACTACACCGCAGAGCAGCCATTCCAGCAGCACATTCTCCAATGTGCCAAAGCGTACCTACAGGAACGGCACAGGTGGTTCTATATCGGCGGTCAGACCGGATGCGGCAAGACACACATCTGCACCGCCATTGTGGGCGGCATGATCCGGAACGGTTTTTCGGTGCGGTACATGGTGTGGCGTGAAGCGTCCAATCAGCTGAAAGCTGCTCTGACGGACGGCAGCTATGCCGCACAGATCGCAGCGTACAAGGAAGCCGATGTGCTGTACATAGACGATCTGTTCAAGACCAGCAGCACCGCAGAGGTATCCGGTGCAGATGTGCGTCTGGCATTTGAGATACTGGACTATCGTGCCAGAAATCAGATGCTGACGATCCTCTCCACGGAATGGCTTTTGCCCCAGCTGCGGCAAATTGACGGAGCAATCGGCGGCAGGATCATTCAGATGTCCAAAGGGTATGCGTTTGAGATACGCCCGGACAACCAGAAAGATTATCGGCTGAGGAAGTGAAGCGTATGGCAAAAGGACAAACCCAGACACTGTACAGCCTTGCTGCTGTGCTGGGGCTGGTAGAATCGGGAAACAAGGAAGACCCGTTTCACATGAT